ATACCAGACGGCCAGCCGCCCACGTTCACCTGCAACGTCTCCCCCGGTGTCACCGGCACAGACGCCAACACCCGACCCCCATAACCCGGCACAAGCGACCCGATCTGCGCATCCTCACCCGACGCCCCAAACACATCCATACGCACCGACGTCACACCAGCCGGCACCGTCCACGTCTGAGCCGAACCCGTGTACTCGAAGATCGCCTCATTCGCACGTTCAACCGCGACACCCAGTCCGCCCTTGACAAGAGCCCACATACACGAATCGCCGGCATCAACCGTGCACGACCCCGCCGTCATCGCCGCCCGCACCGAGAAGTAGTAGCGGCCCGACAGGCCCGTCAACGCCCACGACAACACAGCCGTCGCATTCGTCCCAGCCGTCACCCGAGCAGTCGGCCCAACCTGCACATTGTCATCCTCATCCCACAGGACAACATCCAACGACCCACCAGACCCCGACGACATCGACGCCTGAGCCCCAACCACCGCCTCACCATCCTCAATGAAGTCGACCCCGATGTAATTCAGCAGCGTGGTCGACGTCGACACGGTACGAGTCACCGACGACGTGTGCTTCACAAGCATCCACTCCGCACCCTCCCCACCGCCACGCCCACCCGCCAAATCATCACCGTACAGATTCGGCAAATACGCCAGCTCGACCTCAGTCCGGTGCGGCTCAAGCGGCCGGCGCAACACCCGCACCACCCGAGTAGACAGGTCGATGCCGAGCGGCGTGTCCCGGACTTGGACCGTGTCCCCGATGTTGAAGTTGTCATCGCGATACCCGGTCAACCGGGCCAGGTCCACAATCCCGAGCTCGTACGAGACGAGCGGCTGCGCATACTGGGCGATCTCCACCAGCGCCGCCGCATACAACGCCGACGCCTGCGTGAACGAATCATCCCGAACCGTGAGCACCTTCGTGTACGACGCCTCAGCCTCAGCCTGCGACAGGCCTTGCCCGGTGTAGAACGAATAGTCAGTCACGTACTCGTAGCCGGACGGATGCGCCGCCGACATCGACAACCCGTTACGCCCGAACATGTACAACTTCGTGCACTGCGGAGGCTCCGACCTACGGGTCACGTTCCGCAGATTCCGCCCATACCGGAACGTCACCCCCAAATCCGCACCCACCGTAGTGAGCAGCGACACCTGGCGAGTGTCCGTCGAAAACGCAACCTCTAACCCCGACACCCGAGCCCACTCACGCACCAGCTCCAACACCGTCGCATCCGCCCGATCAAGCGTGTATTCGAGCAGCGAATCGCACGCCCCACGCGACCATCCGGACCCGTCAAGGATCTCGTCTAACCCCTGATCCACCCGATACTCCAACAGCGTAAAGTCCCCGACCTTGCGCTGATCGGCGAGCCCCATCCACGTCGCCTCACACTCGCACCGGATCACAACCTTCGCACCGTCACGCATCGACTCGACACGGACGATCGAGAAATGACGGGTCCCGTACTTGACGACACAATCCTCACCGAGCAGAGACGCCTTGTCGTCGTCGGCGGCGATCGTGAACCGCAACACCTCGAAATCGTTGAGTCGGGTTTCTACCTCAAGGTCGATGAACCGGTGCAACGCCCCGACCCGGTCCCCCGACAGGTCACAGACCCAAACGACAGGAGCGCGCCTCATATCACAGGTACTCGGCGATCACCGAACAATCCGCAGACCCGATCGTCTTGGTCCCATGCGTCGAACTGTTCGACCAGCAGATACCGGTGGAGAAGTAGCGGCCCAGATCAGCGAACGACAACCGGAGCGAACCGTTCGCGGCCAGTTTGACCGACCAATGCGGCACCGTCGTATCCGCCGGCACCGACGTCGTATTGAACAGCTGCAGATACTGGGCGGCCTCGGTGTAGAACGTGATCCCGTACAACTTCCCGGCCGACGCTTTGATGACCCCGGACGCTGCTGCGACCGCGTTGTAGGACGACAATGCCCACGCACTATTGCCCTCAGGGACCGCCGCCACAAACTGCGCACCGGCCGCATCCACCGCAACCGGCGTGTAATCACCATCCGCCGACCTCGACGTTCTCGTCAACGACTGCACGCCGAGCACGAAATGGCCAGCATCCCCGGATGCGTGCGCCGCATCCTCGAGCACGGTCCCGGACACCCACAACCGGCCCACCGAATCGGTCGTCAGCGGGATGTAGTCCCCGGTCGTTCCGGCGAGAGCGGCGAACGTGTCCGAGCGGACCGCCAGCAACATCACCCCCGCATCACCCGACGCATGGGCCGCATCCTCAAGTTTGAGGATCGCTTTCGCTGACACGTCCCGCACCTTGACGAAGGTGTACCACGACGACGTCCCGTCGCCACGGTCACCGTATTCGGAGCTGGCGTAGATGTTCCCAAGGTCAGTGTTCAGGTTCGCAGACTGCTGCGGCATTACCGGTACCTCCGTCGCCAAGTCACTGTAATGTCCGCCGTCTCCCCCGAAGGGGTATCCAACGTGACCGAGTTCTGTCCGACGACCAGCAACGGGAAATCGCCGTCGACGGTCACCATGCTGACTGACGCCGGATTGTAGGCGCCGGTCAAGTTGACGTCGGTCGTCGCTCCGGTGATAACGGTGTAGGACACGGACGAAATCGTCAGAATCTGCCCCGACAGCAACGGGGTCCCGTACGTGATAGCTGTCCCGTTCACCGTCAGAATGAACGACGAGATGTCAGCGTTCGCGTCGATCTGAATCTCCGGGTAGGCGCCGACCGTATCCGCCGGCGTCCACGTGTGCGCCACCCCATCCGTCGACGTCCACGACTCTGTCGACAGACTGGTCGAATACGCATACGGGCTAGCGACCCATTCGAGCTCGAACTGTCCGAACCTGAGCCACTCGTCAGGATTCGGTGGCGAGACGAGGATCGCATCCCAGTACCGGTCCGTGTGATCCGAGATGATAAGTTGCACCGACTCGTCCGAATCGACCAGATCGGCGAGCGCCATCACCGCCGTACGCCGCAACGCCGCCGTGTCGGCAATGATCGTGCACTCGATCCTGATCGACCGGTCGCCGGGTTCGTGGCGGTTCGATGAGGAACCCGGCCGGCCAGGCACTGACTCGAACACGGTGCGCCGCTCGCCGAGCAACTGTCTCGTCGTCTTGTTGACCCGCAACCCGGTCACCGTCGAAGACGACACCCCATCTACCGTGAATGTGGTGCTCACCGTTTCACCGTCCGCTTACCCTGGGCCGCCAACGATTGGCGCTGTGCCCGTTCCTGCGCGCGCCCCAACTGCACCACATCAGGGATACCGCCCTGCGTGTAGATGTTGTTCACGATGTTCGACACGACCGACGCACCCAACGTCGGCCCCGCATACGACTCGCCCGGCTTCACGCCCAACGCCGCAGCAGCCGCCGCCCCCTGCGCCGCCACATACGCCTCAGCCTGCGGCCCCAACTTCACCGCCGGGATCACATTCTTCTTGTCGATCAGCCCGAGCCCGTCCAGGATCTTCTCGATCCATCCCCACAACTTCTTAAGCCAGCCGATCACCGCATCGATTACGGCCTTGAACTTGTCTCTCAGGATGTCCCAGTTCTTCCAGATCAGAATGGCCGCACCAGCGATCGCCGCCAGGATTGCCACGTACGGGTTCGTGGCTAGCAGCGTGAACATGCCAGATACCGCTTTGATCCCTGTCGCCACCTTCCCGAGAGCAACAACGAACCCGGCGCCACCGATGAGCACCCCGATCATTCTGATCGTCTTGCCATCAAGATTCCCGAGCCAACCCGAGAACGTCACCAACAGCGGGATGATCGCCTGCCCGATCGTCAACTTCACCGACCCGAGCGCATCATTCAACTGGTCCTGCGCATCCCGCAGTTTCTTCGCCTTATCGATCTCCTTCTGATCGATAACCTGCGCATCACCGACCTCGTCAAGCAACACGTCCAACTGCTTCGACGAATCAATCAGCGGGACGAGATCTCGCCATGTCTGCCCGAACAGTTTCATGCCGACCTTCGCCCGCTCGGCAGGGTCCTCGATCCCCTTGAGCAGTTTCAGTGCCTTAGCAAACGTGCCATCCATGCGGATGACCCCGTCCTTTGTGCGGATGACTTGCAGCCCTAACGCCTTTAGTTTGTCCTCGCCCTTCCCCAGGTTGAGCGCAAGTTTCCCCATCGACTTACTGACCACATCCGACCCGATACCGAGATCCCCCGCCACCTCTAACCATCGGGAGGCATCCTCTGCTGCGATCCCCGTCTGTTTCGAGAAGTTCTCGACTTCGATCGCCAGGTTCTTGAACTCGTCAGCGAACCCGAGAACCTTCCGGCCGGCCGCAGCGAACCCCAACCCGGCAAGGGCACCCTTGACCTTCCCACCGATTCCCGACACAGACTTCTCAACATCACCGATAGCCGACTTGAAACGGCGCGCATCCCCAACGATCGCAATACGCACCTCAGCGGCCACCGGTCACCTCCGTTTCATCTGATCGGCCCGCCAACCAAGATACTCGGTCAGCGTCGCCACCATTGACGGATGCTCGTCAAGCATCCATAACAGGTCCCGGATCGGTTGGCGAGATTCCACCGCCAGCGACACAATCATCCAGTGGGTTGATCCGGGGCCAAAACTTTTCCCACAACATCCGGCTCGTCATCGTCAGCGAGCGTGCATTCCACCAGGTCGATCCAGTCGGCGAACTCCGGCAAACCCGGATGCTTCATCCGTCGCAGAGCGCAATGAGCGATCAGCATCACGTCCCGAACCATGATCGTCTCCGGACCGATCCTGGCCGCCGACTTCCCGGAAATCTCCTCGAACCGGACCAGATCAGACTGTCTCGCCTTGACCTTGATAACGGTCCCGTCATCCCACGCCACACGGATCGGGATACGAGTCGACTCGTTGCCATCACTCACAGGCCAGCACCTTTCAAGACGTGTTTCATCTTCTGCTCCAACTCCCGCACAACCTGGCCCCGTTTCTCCGAAATCGCCGGGTAAATGAACCGGCCCTCAGACGGCCCGGCACCCGAACCCTTCCACGGACCCACCGACCGAGGATTCCCCGTCACCGGAGTACGTGACCCGAAATCAAGCCACCCGTAATACGGGACCGACTTCTTCCCGCCGATCACCACCGCCTTCGCCCCACTGACCCCGGCACGGATCGACTTACGAGCCCGACCCGACCGGACCGGGACACGCTCACGAGCCTCACCGGCGACCGTCTCGGCAGCATCTTTCAAGACCCGCCGGAACTCGCCCAACCGGTCGACATCCTCAGCCTTTCGCAGAATCCGCCGCAACTCGGCCAGATTCTCGACACTGATACCGACATCAGCCGGCACCGGACTTAGAACCCGACCCGACCGACCGCCGTCGCCGCGGTCGCCTCACCCGAGAACGTCGACGCACCGTCGACCGGATGCGACTGCTGCCACGAGAAAAACCCGGTCCCGAAGAAGTAGATGGAATCGCTGGCGAACGGGTAGGCGTAGAACTTCCGAGCCACCCCATCCAACGCCGCTTCGACCAGCGACGTCGAAGCCGTATCCGTCACGTACCCCGAATAGGACAGTTTGAAGTCAGCGAACCCGGCGACATAGGTCTTCTGTCCGTCGCCCTCGGCCGTCACCTCAGCCTGATCCGTCGAGAAATCGGCATCCCACGACCCCGTGTGCTGCAACGGAGACGCCGAACCACCAGACGTCACAGCCACATACAGGCGGCTGGACCTACCATGCGCACGAGCCATCGAGAAACCCTCCTCTTACCGGACCCGCTCAAGCCGATCCACAACGAATAGTAACCGACTGGCGGTCGCCTTGAACGTACGGTCCGCCACAGCCTCTAACGCCAACCTGGCCGCCTTCTCCCGCTCCTCATCATGCGCCAACCACCAGCGCACCATTTCCCCGAAACCGGCCGGATCGGATGCGTCGAACGTGGGGAGCATGTGCAGAATCTCGTCACCCTCACCCCTCGGGTCACGCAGAAAGAAAGTCCCCGTCGCCGCAAGCTCAACTTCCCGGGGTCCCATCGCCCAACCATCCGCCAACGCCGGCGCATTCGATTCCCGCCGGTACAGATTGAACGACATCCGAGCACTGCGATAGAGCCGGACCGTGTCCGCATTCTCGAAACACTCATCCGGCGGGTGCACCAGAAACCCGGCAAGGTCCGGCGCCCCGGCCCACATACCCGCCAGCCGGAAGTCGATCCCGGACCAATCAACCGACCGGATCAGGTCGATCCTTGACGGAAACCCGGTCCCCGCAAACGCCACATCGCACGCCCACTCCGGCACCGGTGCCCCCGGACAATGCAGCATCGGGTCGTACGAGTGTGGCGCATAGTACGCCGGGCCGACCGACAGAAAGTCGGCCAGGTTCGTCGGATCATTCACCACCGACAAATCACACAGCGACGCGACCCGCTGCTGCTTGTCATCCTCATACGGAGACTCGGTGAACCAGCCGACGATCGTATGCGGCCGCTGACGAAAGATGCGCATCGTCTCCGGCGTAATCCAAAAACAACTGACGAGAACGATCACATCCGGGCAGAACCGGTAGACCGCCGCCTGCAAATGCTCACACGCCAACACCGCCGCCTGCTCCAACCCGAAAGCCGGCACATGCTCCCCGTCCCGTTCCATCGACACATGCCCATACAAGGCGATCAGATCATCGAACTTGAAGTCATAGACCGTCGCCCCGCACTCTCTCAACCCTTGGACGAGACCTCGGGAAACGTCCGCCACAGAGAAGGCCGGGCCGGGCCGGACGACAAGAACCCTCACCGCCGCCCCTTCTTATCCTTCTTCTTCCGAGACTTGAACGGCCGAGGGACCGCCGACACCATCCGACGCCACAGTTTCACCGAGCAACCCCAATCTGGAAAGTGACCTCACCGACATACGCCCGGGTCTGCCCCGCATCATCCAACTCGACAGTCCCAACGGGCGACACTTCACGCACCACCACGAAATCGGCCACGTCTCCGAGCCGGTCATCGGTCTGCCGCTCGAGCTCGTCGGCGACGGCCAGCATGTAGCCGTCCAGGTCATGCTGGCCGGATCGGGCTGACGTCGACCGGGTGAGCACCAGTCCCCGGAATGAGACGGTGCACTGCTGTGCCGCTTCGGTGTCGAACGTGACAAATGAGTCGCCCGGGTAGGCGATGAAACAGGGCGGTTCGGGCTTGTCTGGCACGTGATCGTAGGAGCGGATGACCGGTGCGACCCGGTCAGCGATGGCGACTCGCAGGTCAGTGAGGTCCAGGGTCACGCCATGCCCCACTTGCGCCGCTCACGCCGGAACGGGGCGAGCAATTCCCGCATCTGCGAATCCGACTGGATACGGACAACCCCGTATTCACCGAACCCTGCAGCCCCGCCACGAACGTCTTTGTTCTGGAAGATGTCCTTCGCCAAAATGTACGCCGCATTGACCACGTTCGCCGGGGTCGCCGCCCATCCCCACGTCGCCACAATCGACACGGTCCGCTTGTTCCCATCCGTTGTCCAGTACGTGCCATCAGCGTAGGTGAGCCGCCAATACGGCCACCCGGACCGGCCGTCGACCCCGATCCCGTTCGCCGGGTCGAGCACCAGCGACGACAGACTGACCGACGTCCCATTGTCCGACACCGTGAGAGCCGTGGTCGTCGCAATGTCATCGACCACCACCGAATCCCCATACGGTTTGAACGTACGAGTTTCGGTCGTGTCCGTCGAATCAAACCGGCGCCCACACCACAAATCGATCCCCGCACACGCACCCGACACCGCCGCATCCACAAGATCGGACTCGTCCGCTGACGGGTTCGACAACCCGAGCCGGGACAGCAGCCCGGCAGCCGTGATATACGCCATCTAGATACGCTCCGGTTTCCGCCACCACACAACATGGGCCACGACCAGCATCGGCAACCATCGTACAGGACACACGGCCACCGCTGCGGACGCCAACACCGGACCCGCCCCATGATGCACCAAGCGGACCGTATCGGTAGCGACCAACAACTGCCCGTAGGCGAGCACGAGCGCCACCGCAAGCGGCCACGACATGCGCCCGAGCCCGAGCAGACAGGCCCCCCACGGCGCAACCATCAACCAACCATCACGCCACCGACCCGAATGCGCCACAAGAGCCGCACGCACCGGATGGTCAGCGATGAACTGGAACCGGTCACCCAACGGATCCGGACCCGGACGAACGACCAGGCCACGGATCAAAGGCACGACCAGACCGACCAACGGCAGAGGATGCCACGCCCACACCGCCGCCCACACCGGACCCGACTCCTTCATCCCGCCAGCCACACACGCCACGATCACCGCCGCCGCTACCCAACCGGAACCGTTCCCGCCGACCGTGAACGCCACCGCAACGACAGCGCACGCAGTGGCGCCAAGGTCGACACCGACCGGGATCACCGACGGCGGCCCAAGAATCCCAGGCAAACCGCACACCAGCAACGAACACGCCACGGCACGCTCCCAGCCAGCCCCGAGCTCGAACTGCCACCAGACGACACCACCGGCCAACACAACCCACGAACACACCCATGCAAGCCACCACGCTCTAACCTCCGTCCCCAACACTTTCGGTAGCAGCCACCGCAGATGAAACGGCCGGGACACGGGCAATCCGTCGGCGACAGCGAACAACCTGAGCCCGTCCGGCGGAAACCGGTTATGCCCATCGTTCAACTGCGGATATCGGCCCGGCAGATCAGACACGGGGCACCATCCGACCCGCCGCTACCTCCTGCCCGATCCACCACTCCTCATCCAAGAACGCAAACCCTTTGTCGTGTGTCGTCTTGATCCCGGTGTGCACGTGAATCGGGATGTCCGCAGCAGCGGCCCGCACGCAGAACGACAAGTCCTCGCTGAACGTCGTCGGCCCCTTCGGATGCGTGATCGGCGTATACCACTCCTGCCCCGCAGCAAACTGCCCAGCGAACCGGCCCCGAATCTTCTCCAAAGCCGACCGGTGGATCAGGATGCAATGACACCCGGTACCGGACACCTCAACCAACTGATCAACCGGATAGGCCGACATCGGAGCGAACCCGACCTTGTCCGACAGATCGTAGTAGATCATCAACGTCGGATAGGCCCGGTACCGCTGCCCGAACATCGGCGCCTTACCATCCGACGTCGCCCCAAACGACAACGCCCCAACGACCGGCCGAGTCTCCGGATCAGCCGCAGCGATCAACCGCTCGAGCGTGTCATGCTCGAACCCGGCGTCGCTGTCGACCATCAGTAACCATTCGGATTCGGACTCGTCCACCACCGCCCGACAAATCCGGTTCCGGCCGTCAACGATCCCACCGGACCCGCATTCCTTCGCCAACTGCCCGAACGGATGCGCCGTGCGTTGAGCGCCGGCCATGTCGTACAGGATCAGGTCTTGGAGCGAAGCGGCGAAACATTCCCGCCTGTGACCGGGATGCACGAACCCGATCGTGACAGAACCGGGGATCACAGATCGTCCCGGACCGCTGA